TTGAACGGCTGCGCAAGGGCGTTGCGCGTAGACTTAATAAGCGGCCCGCCAGAGGTGCGCATATCGACAAGGCTCAGTTGTGGCTTGGCAGGCTCTTGCTGTGGCGCTAGGGCGTTCTGCTGGCCCTGTGGTGCATCCTGATAGCTGCCGCCAGCAATGCGCGTAGCTTCCCGAATACGATTGTCCAAATGCGGAATGCCGGGGCGCAGAAACTTTTCAGATACAAGCCTTGCGGCCTCCGCCGGATCGCGGGCAGCAAAGATTGCCTGCGCTGCACCCTTTTCGGTGTTCTGCAACTCCCAAGCCAGAAAGTCGAGTTGCGCGTTCAGATCATCCGGCGCGGCCCCTTGGCTCTTGGCAAAGGCTTCATATTGGCGGCGGCGTGGCCCGGTCCATTGTGCCAAACCATAGCCGCCGCGTGACCCTGCAACCGTTGGGTTGATTTCATTGATGCCGGGGTTAAACCCGCTTTCCACCGAAAAGTTACCAGCAAACCCCACCGCCGCGGCATATGGGATGCCACGTTGCATAAGCCCCGCTACGATCTCGCGTTCCATGTCAAACCCCCGTTGGTTGCAGGTTTTTCATGTAATTCCAGATCCCCAAGCCGTTCTGGATACCGCCCTGAATGGCGTTATTCATGCCCATGTAACCAGCCGATTGCGCGTTGCCACGGTCGCCGATTGCATTGCTTGCATTGGTGCCAAAGTTTGATGCTGCGCTGGACTGATTGGCCGCTGCCGCCGCACCACCCGACGCCATGTTGGATAGGCGATTGAGATAGTTGGAATAATCGTTGGTCGCGTAGTCCTGCCCGTTTTGCTGCAACGCTTGCAGGCTGGCACCGCTTAGACGCATGCCGCGCCCCGCCGAACTGGCCTCGATTGCGTTCTGGCCTTCACGCAAGCGATAGCCATAGCCGAGAGATTGCTCGTAACCGCCATATGCCTTACCGCGCACGCCGTTGATCGCAGCATAGTTTGCCGCAGACTGTCGATCTGTGAACGACTTGCCCCCGACCGTGAAGCCGTTGCCCTGAATGCCGATAGCGAGAGGCTGGCCCCCGACCGTTGGCCTGCCAGCAAGGCCCAACTCGAAGTTAAGCGCCGATTGCGCGCTGTTGCCAGCGTTCAGATACGGGCTAAACCGGGCAGTCTGATCGTTGTAAACCGCGCCTTGCAGCGCAACCTGCTGATCCGCCGCTTTAGTTTGGGCCTTTGCGGCTTTGTTTGCCCCAACTGCACCAATAAGAGACGACCCAATGCCGAGAATTGCGCTTAAGCACATTATAGATACTCCGAATAGATGATTTCGGTCTTCTGTGCCGATCTGGCATAGACGCGCTCAACCCGTTCATTCGGGGGGCAGGACCATTGGATTTCGTTCGCGCCGCGTTCAACGGCCCATTTTCTAAAACCTTGCCGCAGGGATTGCCCGCGACCATCTTCCGACCACCAAAGGAACTCCTTGGCGATTACCCACCCATCACTTAGTGGGTTTGGCGCGATAACCCCGGCGATGAAGCCGCGCGGGGTAATATGCAGATAGCCGCCTTCGTCAATCGCGGCCATTGTTGCGAGAAAGCCTTGATCGCTGAACGTCCACGGTGGGCTGACCTTTGCGTGAAAGGCGCGGCCCATGGCGAGAAGGTGGGCGGTCACTTCTCTTGAATGACCAATTCGCAGCGTCTTCACCAGGTGTAAACGATGCAATATCCAGCGCCGCCCGCACCGCCATTGCCGCCAAGGCCGGGGTTCATCCCGACACCGCCGCCGCCGCCGCCACCGCCTCCGATACCCCCGTTGCCGCCGTTACCTCCCGCTGTGGATGCTGTTACCGTTGTGCCGCCACCCCCGCCGCCGTATCCGCCGCGACCAGAAGTGCCATTGCCGCCGCTTGTGCCGTTTGTAGGTGCCGCGCCATCAGTGCCAACAGCCCCGCCGCCGCCTGCGGTGTAAGCCCCAGAACGACCGCCCTCGCCACCCGCAATGATTGCCGGGGTTGCGCTGTGGCTACCACCAGCCCCACCGCCGCCACCGCCGCGAACGGATGACCCGCCCTTGCTGCCTGCAACGGGTGTAGCTGCAATGCCTGCCCCCGCGCCGCCGCCAAATTCCGCGTTACCTGTTGTCGATACCGCAGCCGTGCCCGTAACGCCCTGCCCGCCTGCGCCGTTTGTCGCCGCCGTAGGCAAGCCGCCCGCCCCGCCGACTGTTGAACCATTGGTTCCTGCCGATCCTGCACCGCCACCGCCACCACCACCAGTAACAGCCGCCGAAATAGCGCCGCCCGCGCCACCGCCGCCACCAAAGCCAGTAAGCCACGTCCCAAACGTAGTCGCGCCGCCTTGCCCGCCTGCGCCGCCTGCTGCGCCCGCCGCGCCACGAACGCCAAAGGCTCCGCCGACACCGATGGTCACGACCTCAGTGCTTGCCAGATCAGCCGCGCTAAAGGTGCTAAGGGCATGCGCGCCGCCGCCACCCCCGCCGCCACCCTTGGCAACAACAGCCGTGGCGAGAGAAGCGCCAGCCCCGCCACCACCCCCCGCCCCGATAACCTCAACCATAACCATCTTAGGGTTAAAGCTTGTCGGCTTGATCCAAGTGCCACCAACACCGTTGAAAATCTGAACGTCAGGGTATGTTGGCAATATGACGCCAGAAACCACCCACCCTGTCCCTTCGGTATAGGTCAGGTTTTGCCCCGGTTGCAGGGTTTCGCCCACCATCTGATAGGCTGTAGCGCCGTCATATCGCTCCACAGTGACGACATTGACCGCGCCGCCCTTGTTTTCGATGGTCAGATTTTTGATGATTTTTTGTTCAGCCGCGCCGGGGGCAGTTACCACAGTCGTCGTTGTTGCCGTCGTGATCGCCGCGCTCGGATCAATCGGGAATGCACCCGTTGCCGTAAATAGCGTCCCGTTTGCAGTCACGTCCACCGCCGACGTTGATGAGGTCGTGACACGAAGAGTTGTAGTTGCTGATGCAAGAGTAATCATGCCAACTGGCTCCAAAGGGGGGAAACATAACCGCCACCACCAGAAACAACCAAGTCACCAGCGCCCAAGATCGTCGCGCCGTTGATTGTCTTGATATTCGTCGCACTCACCAGCACGGCTTGCTTGCCTGCCAAATCTGCCACCAGATCAAGCACCTCGGCTTGCGTATGCCCATGTAATGCCGTCGCGAAGTCACCAACATCAGCCGCAGCCGCAGTGCCAAGCGTGGGCAAGTCGTCAAGCGTCGGATAGGAATGGTTGTGGCTTGCGGACGACTTCCCATTCAGCGCCGTTTGCAGGTCCGTTTGATCTCCGATTACGCCGTCAATATCGCCCCAACTTACCGCGCCGCCCGAAAGGGTCCGGGCCAGCGATGTAAACAGCGCAAAGCCTTCCCGTGTCAGCCGCCCGTCTGGGGTGATGTATTTGACGAGTAGGCTAACAACCTCGGTCATACTGCCTCTAGGGTAGCTGTTGCCCAGATCGGCATATCAACGTCTGCGCTGACGGTGATTTCCGCCGTCAGGTTGCGAAACATGCCGCAAGCCCGGAATATCGCACGCTTGTCGTATTGGCCCAAAGCCCCCATGCTGCGCGTCTTTTCATCGCCGAACGTCACGCCGTCATGCGACAATCGCAGCCCCATAAGCGCCTCGGTCGCTTCGCTGCCATAGTCGCCGCGAAACTCAATCGACTTGACCCGCAATGGCTTTTTCATGCGCAGCGTCTCGGAAACTGCCTTGCGAATAAGCACCTCGCCGAAATCAACGGGACGGCTTGTCACCTCGCCAATCTTGCCCATTCTGGTCCCGACAATGGTCTTGGAGCCAATGCTTGCCGCCGCCACGGTATTCCACCGCGTCAACTCATGCCCGTTTGCCCGCTCTGCCCATTCGCCAGTCGCAATGTCGTAAACCCAAGCTGGGGCGCTGGTGAACGTGATCGCAATGAACTTGTGCCCCATTTCCTCGAAATAGAACAACCGTTCCGGCCCTTTGGTCTTGATTGCAACGTGCAGGGGTGGCGTGGAAATCGGCTGCATGCCCGTGCCAGAGGTCACATAAACTACGCCGTCAGACCCGACAAACGCCGCGCTATTGGGCAGCTTTGCCATCAGGTCAAAAGCCAACAACCCAACGTCATGCACGCCGCCTGTCATAGCCTGAAACGCCTGCGCGCTCGCAAGGCCCGTTCCCACCCACAACTCAATTGCGCCGGGTTTGAATATCCACAGAACGTCATTGACGACCATCAGCCGGGTAATCAGATCATCCTTAGCCTCTGCCGTTGCGAAGTTCAGACCGGGAAGGCTTTCAGGCTGTGCCAGTGCCGACCATTGGATAAGCCGCCCGCCAAGCTGCGAAAGCATGGTATAGCCGCCAAGGTATTCAACCGACCCAAACGCATCAAACGCGCCGCTTACAGGCTGTGTTAGGCTGTTGCCTTGGTGCAGGTAGTATTTACCCCCAGACACCACCGCAACGGCACCGTTATTGCCCGCAATCGACACCTCTGGCCCATCATCCACCGCGCCGATGCTCGTCACCACGTTTGCCGGGGTAATCTTGGAAACCATCCCATCGCAAACAGCGTAGAAACTGCCGTTCACCGCCGCCATAGCCCGAACCGATGCCGCGCCTAGTTCAGTGATCTGCGTGGCCCCCGGCGCATTGCGCAGAATGTGCTGCGTTAGCGCACCCGCAATAACAGGCTCACGATAGAGGTTGATCAGCCGCGACGTGCTTGCGGAAGGGTTTCCGCTATCGCGCGCCGATTGGCCTACGAATTCAATATCCGGCATAAGACCGCCGCCCGAAGTTGGTCAGGATAGGGTCAAGAACCATTGGCTCGATCACGCAATAAGCCGCTTGGATTTTGCGCAAGAACTCGTCAGGATCAAACGTCGCCGGGGCCATGAAATCGTGAGAAATCCGCGATGCCAGCAAAAACTTGGTGCCCTCTTGAAACTCTGGGGCGAGAGGGAAAGTGTCATTCAAGGCAAGATCGGTGTGCAAAACGTCAATGGAATCAAGCTTCCATGCGTGCATCATGTCGTTAAGGGATTCCAATGCCGCCGCCGCCTCATCTGCGGTTGCGTCGCTATCAACAGCAACCACGCCAATTTTGCGCAGCGCGCCGTAAACGATATTGCGAACCAGCATGGCACACCCCCGGAAAAGGTAAGGCGGGACCGAAGCCCCGCCCTGTTGTTTAGTTGGTCAGGCGTAGGCCAAGGCGCGGGTCAAGGGTCTTGACGCCGAACAGCATGTCGAAACGCATGGTGTGAGCCAGCGTGTCGCCATTCATGTATTCGGTGCAAGAGATCGACACCTTGTTGCCCATCTTGTTTGCCGTTTTCAGGCCAGCGCCTTGGGCAATCTTGAGCGGGCGGGTGACAAGCGCAATTGCGTCCGGGTGGAGCAACAGCGATTGACGATAGCCCTGACCACCAGTGCCAGTCTTGACCGTGATAGCCGCGTTATCGGCGGGTGCTGCGGTCACGGTC